CCTTGTCACTCCCTCCATCCACTCTCGCCAGACCCCTCTCTTTTGTTCGTTCTTCTACATCCTCCAGCCCTTGTTGTCTCTCTTACGTCTGTTGTTTATAATCATTGATCCTCTCCTCGTCATTTTTTCTTTTTTCTGTCTCAGCGCCCCCCTTGTTCTCCACTCTTTCCCTACACGACGCTCTTCCGATCTGCTATAGCGACCACCAGAGGACGTTGTAGCCTTACGATAGCCTCTACCCACAAGTACGATGGATTAGAGCCACCAGCCTCGTTTAAAGCCTTAAACATATCTAAGTCTAACTGCTTGATTTGAGTGTATTGCTCAATCGTAGCTGGTTTAAACTGTTCAGGTGCTACAAACTTAGCGATTAAAGACTTACCTAAATCTACTGCAAGTGGAGCAAAAGCTGCTAGTAGTGTAATTGGGTCCATTATTGACTCTGTAGTTGTTGTAATCTTTGTTGAATCTGCTCACGAGTAACTTCCATTGGAGCAGGAGCAGCTTGTAGTGCTTGACCGCTTTCACGACCTTGTACTTGCGCTGCTGCACTAACAGTTCCACCGATTAACGCATCAGAAGACAAGTAGTCTAAAGCAGACTTCATCTGTGTAGGTAGTTTCTGTCCAGCTTTTAAGCGAGCTGCTTCACGAATGAGTGATTGTCCATTAGGATTAGTCATCATCCAAGCTAACTTCTCAGGGCTTGACACAGCACCAGAAATACTATCCCAAGCATCTTGAGCAAAGTTAGTCGCTAATCTTGCTTTATATCCTAGTCCAACACCAGCAGCTTCGCCAGTATTACGAGACAAAGCTGATACAGGCTCTTTAGGAATCTCTACTTTACGAGTAACAGTCTCTAAATCACGAATAAGAGTGTTTACTTTAGCTTTTTCTACTGGAGTCTGAAATAAGAAGTCATTGGTATTAATAGAACCTGCTTCAGACTTCTGTTTAGCGATATCTTTAAGGCTAGTGAATAACTTAGGCAAGTCTCCACCCGACTGCTCGATAACAGTTCCTAAAGCACGACTACGAAGACTATCTAAGACTTCAGGACGACTATTCTCAAGCACTTTAAACATCGTTACACGCTCAGTTGGACTAGCGTTCTGCAAACGTTCTACAACGGCTGTAGGGTCTTTAACATCACCAAAGAACTTAACAAGGCTTTGATTTTGAAACTCATTGACATTCTGTAGTCCTGATTTAAACTGTTCACGAGCTGCAACAAGTTTCTCAGCACCGGGAATACCTTGAACATTGGCTGCATCTAAGTCTTTTCTAAACGCATTGAGAACATCACGAGACAGTTTCTTAACAGTTCCAGTTGTGACATCACCAAGATTAACACCATCAACAGTGTAAGAGCCAGTCTTAGCAGACTTCCCCCAAGACTCTAAGTTCTTCTGTAATTCATCAACAGTCAACTTTACTGTTTCAGGTTGACCTTTAACAACAGCAGGATTGCCTTGAGCATCCAAGATAGTTGTTGGTTCAGCTTCTTTAATCAGGTTACTTTTAACTTGCTGTAGTTTCTTAGCAAAGGCTTGCAATTCCATTGGCATTGTATCAGCGCCATAAGTAGCAATAGCGTTGTCTAAAGTGCTGTTTACGTTAGTGGTATCAAAGATACGAGAATCACCAGCTTCTTGCTTTGCAGCATCAAAAGCACGACGATTATCAACACGGAACTTGTTTAGAATACGATTGTTCTGATACGCAAACGCATCTTCTGCACCTTTAGCGATGTCAGTGACAGTCAGATTAGGATTCTTAGAGAACTGTTGAATCTTATTAGCAAAGTCTTCAGCAGACGCTACGTTAGCTAAACCAGCTTGTTTAAAGATTGGTTGTCCTTCTGCAGTCGCAGCAACGTTAGCTTCAGCACGAAGCAACGCTTGTGAGCCAGTACGCTGACCAGCAGTGGCAGTCATACCTGTCTCTGGAAGTTCGCCAGCAGTAGGGACTTTAGGAACACGAGTACGAGCGATATTCGCTAAACCAGCAACACCTGCAGGTAATAGACCAAACAAAGTCTGTGCTACAGGGCTTTCAGGAGCGTAGTATTTAGCAGCAACGTTAGTGACACCACCAAGTAAACCAGCACCAGCAGCAGCTAGTGGGTTTAATGTTGCAGCGCCAGTAATAGCAGCGGCTGGAGTAGCGCCTTCCATGAAGTTATAAGCAAACTGTCCAGCACCACTACGAGGCTCTTGTGGAACCCCTAATTCTTGACGCATTACTTGCGTAGGAGAAGGCTCACCAATACCAGCTAAGTAGTTGCTAATAGCATTAGGAATGTTTGCAACTTCTAGCGGTAGACCTGCAACACCAGCACCGCCTGACGCAGCGCCTCCAGCAGCACCACGAAGGATGTCCATTGCTGGACTAGGTGCTGAAGTTTGTTGACGATTTGCTAGTTCTGCAAGAATCTGCTCACGAGTATATTCAGCCATTGTAATCCTATTGTTGTAGTGCTGCTTTGAGTTCTTCTGCAGACATTTGTTCTAATGGTTTCTCCAACTTAATCTTTGGAGTTTCAACTAGACCGATTGGTGTCTTAGGTTCATATCCTGAGAAAGAACCTTGATTCTTACGGAAGTAGTCTAAACCAGCTTTAGCTTCGTTATATGTATCACGATTCGCTTTAGTTAAAGTTGTCAATACTTGTTGCACACCTTGTGGTGATTTTACCAGTTCTGGCAAACCTTGTAAAGCAGTTTTTACGTCTACGTTAGAAGGATTAGCACCATATTGCTTGATAACACCTTGCAATAGATTAATCAACTCTTTCTGATAGGCTTCAGTGTTTGCTAAGCTCTTTGTGGCTTTTTCAGTGTTCATACCAAGACCTTGCAACACACCTAAAGTGGCTGTACGAGCTTCAGCAGCAGTTCCGCTGATAACACCTTTGTCTAATAAACTTTGCATCCTATCTAATGTAGGCAGTGTTTTAGCTGCAGTGTTTAATGCAGTAGCGTAGTTTGTTGCTTGGTCTTTATCAATCTCTAGGACATTCTTAGGACCTTGATTGATAACAGACAGATTAGTCTTCTGTGTAAAGCGACTGTAAGGAGCACCTAACTGTTGAATGATGTTGCCATCTTTATCAACTAAGACACGCTGCATCATCTCAGGTTGTCCGGGAACACCAACTTCAATCTCTTTACGACCAAGTAACCGAGTCTCTTCCATTGTCTTACCAAGAGTAGCAGTCTTTTGCATCTGTCCTTGAGCAAGCATTACCATCTGACGAGCACCGACAGCATCACCAGCTTGGTTCAAGAACTGTGCAGCTTGTGCCAATCCTTGAGGAGTGTTAGTATCAAACTGTTGTTGAGCTTGTTGCCGTAAATTAGCAAGTTGCTCTTCAGGAGTTTGTTGTCCTAGTGCTTGACGTAGCCCAGTAGCGCCTCTTTCAGAAAAAGCGCCAACTTGACCTAAAATACCGCCTAATAGGTTAGTTCCTGCAGCAGTTCCACGACCATAGGCTTGTTGCTCACGAGCTAAAGCTAATCCTTCAGGACTGGTTCCAAACAAAGACCCGACAACACTTAATTCTTCTTTATCAAATAAATCTGCCATAATCTTTCCTTATGATAACCAGTTACCTAAAACAGAGCCAATACCCTGTCCTGCAGCGCTAACTAAAGGACTTACAGCAGAGCCGAGAGCAGCGCCTTGACCATAAATATTAGCCAACTGTCCTTGTAATTGAGTTTGTGCTGCGCCTTGACCACCTAATAATCCATAGTAACCAGCTTTAGCACCAGCAGTAGCACCAGCAGTGCCAAGAGCAGTAGACAACGACAACGGCTGTTGTGCGTATTGCTCAAGAGTGTTAGCAGCGCCAAATAAGCCAGTACCTGTAGCAATCTGTTGATTGAGTAAGTTCTGAGCATATGTCGGTGCATTAGCAGCTAACTGTGCATTTTGCTGTGCTTGTGCATTATAGTATGCAGCCATCTCAGGATTAGTAGCCATCAATCCTTGAGCATTAGGAGCATAGCCAGCCATTGTACCACCAGTAGCTAAACCAGTAGTTCCACGCTGATACTGACGATTACGCAACTGAGCTAATTGCTGTTCACGACCCGGAGCCAATAAACCTTGTTGCTGTGCAATATATTGCTCTTGCATTGCTTGTGTATTAGCAGTTGTTGGCAGTGCTTGAGCACCCAGACCAAACAGATTCTGTACTTGTCCTGAAACTGCTGCAGTTGGTGTATAACCAGCAGATACCAATTTACCAGTAGCAGGGTCATATTGGAAGTTAGACTGTCCAAAAGCTGTGGTCATTCCAACAGGAGTAAATGAAGCCTGTTGTTGTGCTTGCTGTGTTGCAGCCTGTTGAGCTGATACGTTTTGTCCGTAGACATTACGCAACTGACCTAATTGGTTTTGTGTTAAGAAATAGTTTGCACCAGCACCTAAAAGACCAGTAGCGCCTTCCATTGCATTAATCTGCGCTGGAGTATATCCTTGTCCTCTCAGTTGAGCACGTCTTGCAGCGTTAGACACAGCACCAGAAAGTGTAGAACCACCAGCACTGATTAAGGCTTTAGCAGCTTGTGTGCCGTATTGTTTAATCAGGTTTGTGATAGTGCTTGCAGGTAAACCAGAAGCAGCAACTTCGCCAGTAAAGTTAGCGATTTCTTCAGCGTTGCCAAGTCCTGTACCAGTTGCAGTGCCATAACCTTCAGGAGAATACGAACCAGCATATCCGCCAGCAGCGTTAAACTCAGCCTGTGCTTGCGCCCATGCAGCATCAGCGGCAGCTTGGTCTGAATAACCTAAGTCAGCATAGTTAGGTCCTGTATAACCTAGTTCTTGATAAGTTGGTCCCATGCCGGGATTATATCCAAGCTCAGCATAGGTTGGTCCGAATAGTTCATCCATATTTGTATTTCCTGTATTTGTGCTTCCTATACCACTCAATAATCCTGCACCTGTGTCTACTGCAGCGCCGACACCTGCTCCAATTCCAGCGTTTAATGCGCCAGATAAAATTCCTGTTCCAACATCACCACCTGCTAAACCTGAACCAACTGCACCGCCAGCAGCACCGCCAGCAACTTGACCAATAGCGGTAGACGCTACGTTACCAGTGCCAATGCCAACGTTCTGAGCAGCAAGCATTGCAGTTTGCTGTGAACCAATGTCTGTACCAAACTCTGCAAGAGTTCCGACATAATCTGCAACGCTAACACCAGCTGCAGTTGCAGCAGCAGAGATTGCAGTCATCTTTGCTACGTCTTCAATAGGAACACCAGCAGCAATCGCTTTAGTGGCTGTGTAAGCTGGAATAGCGTATAAAGATGTACCACCAGTGACAGGAGCAGCGGCAATAGCGCCAATCTTAACTACAGTGCCAGCGGGGTCATCAATGGCTGGTTGAATAACAGCGTTATCAATGGTTGTACCAATATCTGACACTACATTGGCTACAGACTGCCCTGCATCGGAAACAGCACCACCAATATCTTCAAAGACGTTACCACCTTTATGCAGAGTCATTCCATACGCAAATGGACCTCTACCTAGTTTAGGAGAAAATGCTCGAAGCGGAAGACTACCAAACTCCATCATTTATTCACCTCTAATGTCCATTCAATGTTTTGTCCGCTTTTCTTTGTCTTTACAGGACCTAGTTGTTTTAGCATTTGAACAAAACGCATATTAGTTGTTTCAGATGTTAATTTTTTAACACCGGCTTTTTTAACTGCATCAAAAGCAATTTTCATTGCTTCTGGTAACATAGCTGCTGGGTCTAATGTAAACATATGTACTTCGAGCACACCATTGTCTTTACGTTTACCGACAAAGACTGTATTATTATGACGAACAATAACCGCTTTATTTCGTTGAATAAGTGTTTGTAAGTCTTTTAATATCTTTTCTTCGTTTTTAGTAAAGCCACCACGCTCAAGGTCTTTCTTGATAATATCCGTAGCTGTATACGATTGGTCGACAATATTTGCCATGATTAGTAGCTACCACCATCAACTGAAGCTGCTTCTAAAGCGCCAGTAACTGTCAAAGTACCGCCAACAGTTTCGTTACCTGTGACAGCCAATACAGCAATCGTTGCAGTTCCTGTAATAGTTGGACTAGCAGAATCAGCTTTGCTATTAACTGCGACCTGAATAGCACTAAACTCAGTATCTATCTCTGAACCACGAACAAGTTTAGAAGGATTGCCTGTTGAAAGAGCATCCTTAGATGTAAAATTAGTTGCTTTTGTGTAATTAGAAATTTTTATTCCCCTTGTTTCAAATATGCTAACAAGATTTCCAAATCTTCTACAGACGCATAACCTTTAATTCGGTTTGCTTTCCATGAGATAATTTGTACATTATCTTTTGTATAGCCTTTGTTAGAATCAATCCGGTCTAGACTTGGACTTGTCTCTCTAAATCCACTTCCATTCCATTCCAGTGTAAACCCAAAAATAGGACACTTATTATCTGCTGGATACAGTTCAAATAAATCTTGTTTTGTAAGTGTGTGTTCTCTGTTTTTAGCTTTTGCTCTAGCACGAGAGGCATTTAAAAGACCTTGTAATCTAAACTCTAAATTTTTAAAATTCTTTTGTCGATATTCTTTGCTATATTTTTTTAAGTGTTCTTGTTTTTCTATTCGTCTTTTAGCTTGTCTTTTATTATCGCAACTTTTACAAACATATTGTAAACCATCTTTTTTGTTTGCTTTATTTTTTGCATAAGCCAACAAAGGTAACAACTGTTTACAGGTTAAACACTCTTTACCAAACTGTTCTTCAACATTAGAGACAAGGGCTAAACTCATAGTGTCTTACCGCCTTTAACGAAAACGTCTACCTTCTGTAAGGAGACTGCATTGTTGTCAATATCTGTTTCAAAACCTAGTTGCAATACTTTACCTGTACCGCCAGCATTGATGTTGTTATTAAAGATAATAATTCCACCAGAATACTCACCGATGCCATATTCACCAACTCCATATTCAGCAATAATTGATGGAGAAATTACAGTTGTAGCAGATTGATAGGATTTCTTAAAATCAAAGTCCCACTTAACAGTGATGTCTTGATTCTGTGCGCCAATCAACAACATCTCAATCTTCTTTAAAATCTTTGATACAGTAGGTTGTTGAAAATCAAAATAGCTAGAATAGTAAGACATACGATAAGACGCTGTATTGTCTGCATATCCGTCGTAAAGACCAATGTAACCAGCTTTACCAATTAAAAACTGACGATTAAAGGTTGTGCAGAACGCTGTAGGAGTAATTGTGTCCCAAGTCGTTGCTCTTGCAGAACCATCTGGTAATAAACTTCTTGAATCAAAACAATAAACTGTATCTACATCCGAGAAAGACAATACATAAAATGCTTCGTGTGCAGAGTAACCTGACTTGATAGACTTCACATCTGTCGTAAGCTGTAGTGTATTTAACAGCTCATCACGAACATTCTTAGAGACATCACGCATTGGCATGGATTTCTCTTGAATAGTTCTGGAGAAGCTACGAACACCTGTAGAAGACAAGAAGATAATGTCTGTTCCGGTAGGCTGTACTGAATCTCTAGCAATACAACCGATACCAGTTACTACGTCAGCTAATGATAAGTTTGCTGGGTCTTGAGCACCGCTATAAACTACTGTATGATTCTCACAGAAGATAATTAAGAATCCATTGTGAAAAGCTAAAGCAGTGATAGGGTCTCCATCACCAACCACTTCAGAAATGTTCAACGCACCAGCAGTACCAGTCTGATAGTTTAAAGGGTCTGTTAAATCGCTAAAGTATACTGTTTGTTTATCATTAGAAATATCTGCAACCCAGATTCGTCCATAAGCAGACAGACACACATTAGGTGTAAATGTGGTAGCTGTATGTGCAACAGGCACTTGTGGAAGTGTTGCTAAATCCGCTAAGACTTGAAAGACATAAGCATTGGTTACGCTAGAATAGTTATAGAATAATGGCTTATGTCCTGCCTGTGTCAAAACTGCTTGACCACGAGCTGTGACTGTATTTGGCAAAGAAGCAACTTGCCAATGGTTGTCTGTGACAGTATAGGTAGCATTACCTGTATCAGTGCTATTGCGAATGTTCTTAGTTACTAACGCAGTACCATTCGAGATGAACAACTTTGTATTGCCAGCAGCAATGACTTTGTTATCGTTTGCTGTAGGAGACAATACTTCAGAAATCATATCAACTGAAGCAGTGCTTAAATCTGTGTTAGATGGCAAAAAAGGTGTCCAGCCTTTACGAGCACCGATACGACCAAACTTATCAATAACACAGTTATTCGCTTCTAAAGCAAAGCCAGCCTCTAATGAGGTTGGAGCATCCTGCAGGTTAAGTCCAGCAAAACCCGGTGCAGAAATAGAAGAGGTTACAAGTTGTTTGCTCAATTAGCTACCCAGTTGGAGTCTTCAACATAGCGATTAGATTCTAAAGCAATATAGTCAGCCATCAAGTTACGAGCTAAAGCATAGGCTTCAGAAGACTGTAAACCGCCGTCTTCACCACGCTCAACTACTGCTCTTGCAAAAGCATTTAAAATAACAACATCACCCGGAACTTTAATTAAATCAGCATCAGCAACAAGCGGAGCCTGTGGAAGAATAACGTTAAAGCGTAATGTATACGCAGCATCAGGAATAGGAAAGACATCAACTAAAGTGTCTCCGTTAGCATCCTGACCATTAAAGTTATAATAACTAGGTGCTCCATGAGCAGGTGCAGCACTCATAAATTGCTCAGTCATCCAAGTGGTGTGAGCCAAATTCATAAAAATATGCTGCGATGCGTTATACACATCAACAATCTTAAAGCGAACACCAGAACCAGTTAAGACATAACTAAAGATGTCTGGACTTGTAACAGCAGTTAAAGTGTCTGATAAAGCGTTCCAGCCAAAGGCAGCTTCTACAGACGATTTAGAATCGTTTACAAGCTCACCAATCATTTTGCTATAAGCGTTCTCATTGACTGTAGAAACCTCAGTTTCCCTAAGTCTTCGCAGTACGCTATTAACAGCCTGTAAATAAGTAGTAGTTGCCATGTCTTTCCTCAGTGTAACACAGTTTTAGTTCTGTGTCAACAATTATTTTAGTTACAATCCCATTTTTTTAATGCTAAGGCTTTTCTAGTGGGTCTGCCTTTTTCGTCCTTCATAGGACCTTTAACACCTTCCATACGAGCGCAAAAGCTCTTACGACGTGCAGCCGCTTTAGGCGACTTTGCTGCTGCTTTAGCCGATACAGGTGGCTTTAGCTTAGAACCAGTAGTCTTATTGTAGTAGTCTCTACCTTTTTGGTTAAGACCACCTTCAGGGTTCTGATATACTTTTTTAACCATTATTTCTTCTTCTTTGCAGTCTTAGCAGCGTCTTTAAAGTCTTTAGCACTAGGAGCACCTTTAGCGCCCACTTTGCGCATCTTTTCGCCAGAGCCTTCAGCGATACGTTTACGCTTTGCAGCGATATTGGCGTAGAGTCCCTGTTTCATTAGCGACCTCTACCAGCCTTTTTCATCATCTTCTTAGGTTTAGTCATGCCAGCTTCAGATAGCGCAATCGCAACAGCCTGTTTACGAGACTTAACAACTGGACCGCCTTTACCACTATGCAGAGTACCAGATTTGTACTCACCCATTACTTTACCGATTTTAGCTGGTTTCTTTTTCATTGTTGCCATCATAGTCTCCGATTAATATTGATTAAACTGAATTGCAGCGGAAGGTTCTAATTCAACAGTAACGATACAAGATGCAGTAGCGCCTGTTTCAGTTTGAACTCGAATTTCATCACCTTCTTCTAAAGTAACGTATGCACCACCATCAAACCTTAAATAGGTTTTAGCTGCTAATGGATATTCAAAAACAATAGATACTTCCGTATTAGTGCTTTTGTCATACCACCAAGCAGTGAAGTGTTTTGGGGACGCAGTATTGTTAATAGCCCACAAAAGACTCCATTTACCAATCTGCTGCTTAGGAACAACAAACATTGTTGTCTTTGTATTAGCAGTAAGGTTCTTTCCGTTCGAGACTGGTCTCATAGGTGTTTTAATAACCAATCTTTAGCTAAGGTTATACAAATCATTACTCCAGAAGCAAGGAAAGCAATACCACCAAGAAAGCCCTTGTACCGGGTCATCTCATCTTTAACTTCGTGCATTAATTTGAGAAGCTCTTTGTGGTTGTCTTCTAAGTTTTCAACCTTAGTTTCTATCACAGCGATTCTTTCAAAGTGGTCTGTCATTGCTTACTCTTCTGTTGGTTTTGCTAGGGCTTCTTCGAGCATCTTAATAAAAGCGTTCTTTCCGACATTGAGTTGGTCAAGCGAAAACTGAGCTGACGCTATTTTCCTATCAAGGTCAATACAATGTGAAAACAGTGCTTGTTGTTCTGGTGTTAAATCTTCGTAAAAATACTCTACATCGTTTACAAAAATAGCATTTTTCTTGTCTTTAGCCATTTTATTCTCCTAAGTTGTACTACAGTTAAAAAACTTATTTTACAGCATCTTTGAATGGTTGTAAATCATAGCCAGCATAGAAGTCACCTTTAGCAATCTGAATCTCTAGGTGTTCCTTATTACGCTTAACTGTATCTGCCCAATCTTCGTCAGACATATCTTCAGGTTTGCCAGCGTTGAGTAGGTTTACGCTATCAAGTGCAGCCTTGTAGTGTTGCGCAATTTCTTCTGCGGTAGGCGCAGCCTGTAAACTTGGGTTGCTTTGTAAGTCTTGTACGAGTTCAGTCATTTTATTTTCCTTCTACTTTTAATTTAAGGGAAGCTATTTCAGTTGATTGCAAATCAATGATTGCTTTGAGTTCTTGGATTGCAGCAGTTAAGGTAGCTACTAAGAATGATGTATCAATGCCTTGTGGCTTAATAGAACCATCTTCATTAACAGCATCTTTCTCACCAATTACACAGTCAGGCACAACATCTTGAAGTTCATGTGCAATAAATCCTTGACCATCAGAACCATTTGATTTCCATGTATATGTAACGGGTTTAAGTTTAGCTACAGTAGCCAATGCGCCTGTCATTGGTGCAACATTTTCTTTTAAACGATAATCTGATGATGTGCTATAAGTTGTAGTAGAGCCAGAAGATTGAATATAACCAATAAGTCCGTTTCCGTTGTAAAACAATAAATGGTTAAATCCTGTTGTTCCAGAACCTGCGCTTGATATAGAGCTTCCACTTACTTTACTAATTTGAAACCCTTGAATAGATGCGCTAGGTTGAGAAGTGCAACCAACTAAGAAATTTCCAGCAAAATCAAATATACCTCTAGGATTACCATCACCATCAGATAACACAATGTAGTTACTTGCTGTGCGGATGTCTAGACCGCCTTGATTGCCGTTGTAAGTACCAAGAATAGTGTTTTTTGCACCCGAAGTAACATATAAGCCAGCACCAGCACCAATCATTGTATTGTTTGAACTAGTTAAATTTGCACCAGCTGTAATACCAACAATAGTATTGTAAGCACCTGTGCTATTTGTATAACCAGCTTGATAACCAACTAAAACATTTCCACCAGTTCCTGTAGTATTACTATATCCAGCTTGATAACCTACTGCTGTATTATTAGATGCGGTGGTGTTAAAAGCTAAAGCATTTCTACCAATAGCCACATTGTTACTGCCAGTAGTGTTGGAATTTAAAGGTTGAAAACCTATTGCCACATTTGAATCACCAGTAGTATTTGCGCCCATTGCTGATTGCCCTACTGCCACATTTAATGCGCCTGTGGTATTGCTTTGCATAGCTATATAACCAACAGCAGTATTGTTACTTGCAGTATTGTTGTACAAAGTTTGATAACCTACTGCTGTGTTGTTAGAAGCGGTGGTGTTTGAAAATAAAGAATCTTGTCCAATAGCGGTATTAGAAGCACCAGTAGTATTTGTGTATAAAGAAGCACGACCAAAAGATGAGTTTCCGTTACCAGTAGTTGTACCAGCAGAAGATAAATAACCAAAAGCTGAGTTGTAATAACCTGAAGTATTTGCTGCTAAAGCACTTCCACCAAAAGCTGCGTTTGCTGCCCCTGTAGCTGTTGCAGCCATAGCACCACTACCAATAGCAGTATTACTAGCAACAGCACCACCACCCTTACCAACAGTAAGACCTGATATAGAAGCATCATTAGTAGTAGTTACTGTAGTGAAATTGACACTTGCGCCAGTACCAATCAGTTGTACTGGACTAGAGGCTGCATTACCAACCCATAATTTCTTATCGGTGATGTTAGTAGCGACTTCACCTTGAACTAAGGTGGTTGGTGTTGCAGTCGTTGTAACACTGTTTTTTAATTTAATTGTAGTAGCCATATTAGAATGAGCCTCCGTCGATTGTTCCGTTTATTTTTGACCCTGCCAATGTAGTAATCCATGCTGGGTCAGCATAGCTACCGGTTGTGTAGACACCATTAGTGACTGTTCCTGCATTACCACTAATAGAGCCTGTAATTAATGTGCTAAATGTTTTATCGCCAGTAATGGTTTCTGTACCAGCTAAATGCACTAAAGTATTATCTGCAACAACTGCTGCAGTACCAAGACCTAAATTAGTTCTAGCTGTAGAGACAGAAGGTAAATCACTAAGGTTATTAGCTTTTGCTAAAAAACTATCACCAGCAGCGTAAGCATCGACCCAAATAGTTCCGGTATATACTTTCATTACACCGCTGATAGAATTAAAATATAACTCTCCAGCTTGTAAAGCATTACCATCATTATCTAATACAGGGTCAGCTATTTTAGCGCCTAAATACCTATCATCAAAACTATCATAAGCAGCTAAAGTAGCGTCTCTTGCTGATTCTGCTGCTGTTTGTGCATTTGCTGCACTTGTAGCGCTGGAAGCTGCATTAGTTGCAGAAGTAGAGGCGCTAGAGGCTGAACTGCTTGCTGAAGTAGCACTTCCTGATGCGGCAGTAGCTGAGCTTGCTGCGTTTGTAGCAGATGTGGAAGCGCTTGATGCACTACTTGCAGCATTGGTTGCAGAAGTTGATGCTGCACTTGCGGAATTACTTGCATTAGTTGCCTGTGTTGTTGCTGTCGTTGCAGAACTCGCTGCGTTAGTTGCAGACGTAGAAGCACTGCTTGCTGAATTGGAGGCTTCCGCAGCAGAGGCTTGTGCTTGATTTTTAGATACTTCTGCGGCTGAAGCGGCGGCACGTGCTAAAATTGCTTGACTATTAGCGTCATTAGTAGCATCGCCTGAACCGCCGGGACCTCTATATAGGGACATTCAGACTCCTTGACTTGTTTAAAGACACTCAGCGAATGTTCTTAAACAAGACAGCCCCGAAGGGCTATCCTGAATAGCTTAAAAGATTAAGCGTTTACTGCGAGTACGAAACCAGCTTCTGGACGTACTGTCTTCACACCAAACAATGTGTCTGCTGTGTAGAGAGTTGCCAAGTAGTCTTGCTTGTACTGAGTCTGTGAGCGAACACCAACTTGCTCAGCCAATACCATTGTGTCGGTATGGAATAACAAAGCTGCTTTAACATCGCCACCAACAGAGTTGTTAGCATCAGTTTCGATAACAGGCATATTGCTAGATACAAATACATCAATGCCATACAAAGAACCGATTTGACCAGTGTTAACACCACGACCATCAACGAAGTCGCTAGAGTTGTAGCGGTCAACGCCCATGATTGCATTGCGTAGTGATGGTGGGATTGCAAACTTACGACCATCCATTGGAACATCAGCGTCGTCCATCAACTGGATGAGCTTACGGAAACCAGCGTCAGTGAATACGTCAGAAGTTACAACTGTATCTTCAGCGTAAGCTGTGAGACCTGTAACAGCGTCGATATAGTAGCTGTTGCTATGAACCCAAGAAGATGTACCATTACCAAAAGTCTGACCCAAAGTAATTAAAGAGTCGTCAACTTTCTTAGCCAAAGCGTAACCAGCGTCTTCTGTGTAGAAAGAACGTAGGGAAGCCAAAGCCTGAGCTTCAGTGATGTCCTCGATGAAACGTGAGTATTCAAAATGTTGATTGATGAGAACTTGTACTTCGCTCTCTGTATCAGCTTGAATGGTAACTGCAGTGTTAGCAGCTTTAGCAGTTGCTGTACCACGAGTTGGTTTAGGGATATGCAGTGTATCGCCTTTTTTACCACGGAAAGACATCTTGCGAACAAGGTTTGCCAATACTAGGTTCTTTTTATAGGCTGCTACTACCTCATCACTCCAGATTTCTGGAATGAAGGTTGCTGCGTTTGTGTTGTTTACGATGGATGTTGAACCACCCGGATATGCTACTTTTGCCATGATTTATTTCCTTTGATTAGAAATTCTAAAATTACTTAACTCGCCCTTCAGCGTATGCTGCCATGATTTCATCTGACATTTGCATATATCTGTCTGGGTCTGTCATTCTCAATTTAATTAGGTCTGCTCGACGATATACTTTTCTACTAACTTCGCCAGCGCTACCAACATCAACTGAGGCTGCCCTTAATGCTGCGTCTTGAGCTTTGCTTTGAGCTTCATCATTTTTAACAGTTTGAGCCTGTTGTTTGATTTGTTTCAGTTCCTTGTAGGTACTTAACAATTCATCGGCAGATTCAAAGTCATACTGTGAGTCAGCTTTAGCAAACAAGTTCAATCGAATCTGAGAAGATTTAACCCAATCTTGGAAACCAGCATCTTGTGCGATGGTTGCAAAATCAGGATGTTTAGCCGACAGTTGTTGTGCCGTCTTCATCTTCTTCATTTCTAATGCTGCTTGTCTTGCTTCAATTACTGCAGGGTGCTTCTCAACTTGTCTGTTAACAGCTTTAGCTGGGTCTACAAAAAAGTCTTCTTCAAGCGATTCTTCAATCGGCTTAGCCTGTTTAGCCTGAGTCTCGAGTTGTTGTTTCAACAGTTGGTCTGCTAGACTGCGTACTTCGTGAACCTCGTTTGCTTGACGACCTATTAGCTTCTCAGCTTCTTGGTGCATCTTTACAATCTCTTCAACAGACTTACCCTTGTATTTCTCAGGGATAATATCGTCTAGGACTGATTCACTTGGTTTGCCAACCTCTTCAGTGTTGTCCGCTCTCGTGGAGTCCGGAACTGGGGTTGTAACATCTTGTACTGTCTCTGCTTCGTTACTATCAAACAGTTCTTCTTCTTGGATAAAATTTGCTGCCATTTAAAGTCTCCTGTCACCGAATCAAGTGATTTTAGGATTTATAATCTGAGGCTTTACTTTCGGTAAAGGTATCTCAGTCTGAATTACGTTTTGCTTCTTGCTTCGTTTTCTCTTCTCGGATTTTTGCCCACTTATCGTAGGCTCCGACGAAGGTTGGGTCAGTTCCATCAAGACTTATTCTCACTGGTGAGATAATTCTATTTGCAACGTCACCACATTCACAGTTGATTACTGTTGTCTCATAATCAACAAAACCCTCTGTGAGATGTCCTGCACTACACTTAAAATCGTACATCCTACGCATCCTGAGCTTCTCCCGAAGAGTCTTGAAACGATGCGTAAGTCTGTTCGGACACTTTTTTAAGGCTTAATAGCCACTGGAGAATGTCCAGTTGTCCTCGTTTTAAATGTAAATCTTTCTCATCTTGGATAGCTAGAACATGGTTGATGCCTTCAAACATGGTTTGTGCGTCTTCCATTAAATCCTGCCACCCTTGAGTAGCCATCATGGAGAATCGTTCTTCATAATAGCTTTGGAGTTCTTGTTTTGTCATTCTTTATCCTTTTGGAGAATGTATGTAAGTACTCACTTACATTTATAGCCGTATTGTACCACAACTTTCTAAAAAAGTCAAGCTATTTTTAATATGCTTCAAATATAATGATTCCGCCAGTGCCAGATGCAGCAGTAGCATTACCATGAGCACCACCGCCTCCAGCTCCAAAACCAGTGCCAGCTTGACCTGCCGTAGCCACCAATGCTAATGCTGGACCGCCTTGTCCAAATTGACAGCTTCCTCCAGCTCCTGAGAAGTTAGTAGTTACTGTAGTTCCTGAACCATAAGAATTACCACCTTTACCGCCAGCTATGTTAACATCACCTCCAGTAGCTGTGCCACCAGCAGGACCTGCAGTAAGAGAAGCTGCATATGCAGTACCAGCTCCGTTAGCGCCGGAACCAGCAGAAATAGTTGTAATGGTTAAAGTACCTGAAGATACTGTAGAAGCTGTACCTGAAGCTGTACCTACAGTATAAGTAAGTGTCTGACCTGTAGTTATTGATAACCATTTAATAGCTACTGCTCCTCCGCCGCCTCCAGTAGCTCTTTGGTTAGTAGCTGCTCCTCCATTACCACCGGGACCAACCACAGTAACTTTTACCCATTCTGCACTTGCAGGAGCTGTGTAAGTTTGTGCAGAACCTGTTGTAAAGACTGAAGTTGCCTTTGCTAAAAAACTTGAAATATCCCCTGAACCTAATAATGAAAGTCCGTTAACAGTTTTAATACTTGTCCCACTAACTAAAGTATCTTGTTTACCATTAAATGTGGACCAGTCAGCAGAAGATAAAGCACCACGATTTGTGGCAGAAGCAGTTGGTACGTTTAATGTAATTACAGGAGTAGTAGTGCTATTAGCAACAGTAGACGATAGGTCAGTACCTGTTGTTCCTAAAGTCAGTGCAGCAACGTTTGTAACAGTTCCAGAACCGCCTGTAATCGTAGACCAAGTACCATCACCACGAAGGTATGTTGTAGAAGATGGAGTACCAGTTGCAGTGATTCCACCTACAGGTAAACTTGTACAGTTAGTAAGTGTTCCCGAAGATGGAGTACCTAACGCACCGCCAGAAGTAATATAGCTTCCAGCAGGTTGTTTATTGTTAAATGTATTCCAATCAGTAGATGTTAGATAGCCATCTGTCGATGTAGATGCAGTACCTAACTTTGTTTTAATTGTAGCTGTAGTTTCATCACCAGTATTAGTTCCTGAAGCTGTACCAGTTCCTGTAGCATATGTCCCTGCAGGCTGTTTACCATTAAAGGTATTCCAATCGGTACTAGATAGATAGCCGCTAGTAGATGTAGTCGCTTGAGAGATGCTGATAGTAGGAGTTGTAGTTCCTGTAGCTACACTAATAACACCATTACCTGTTACGTTGGTAACTGTACCGACGTTACTTGTATATCCGTTAGGATTGGTAGAATTATAAGGTGTATAACCTAAAGCAGTAGTTACTTGACTAGATGTAATGGTTCCAGCATAAGTACCTGTAATATTAGCAGCGTTTCCACTGATATTACCTGATACTTTAGAACCAGCAATTGAAGTAATCCAAGTGGGGTCTGCATAGCTACCAGTTAAAGAAACATAAGTAGTTGCTGCAGTAGAAGATAATAAATACCCTGCAGAAGCGTGATTACCCCAGCCGTAAGCGGTGTTCCAGTTGGAAGAGTTGTTTGTAGTGGTGTACCAGCTCGACGCTGCATACACAGGGTCTAATTCAGTGAAACCACCACTACTAATTGTAGCCCACTGAGTGTTATAGTCCGTACCATCAATTTTAACTAACGCTTGTCCGGTTGTTCCGCCTGTGGGGACACCAACACCAGCAGGTCCAGTTGCTCCAGCAGGTCCTTGATTTCCGTTCATGCCACCGGGACCAGCAGGACCGACAACTTCACCTGCATCAATCTGACTTCCGTTAGATAAATCTAAAACTAACGACCCATCAAGAGCAACAGAAGCGCCAACAACAGAAATACCTGCTTTTCCGTCGTCTCCGTCTTTTCCAGCTTTTCCATCCTTACCATCACGACCATCTTTTCCGTCTTTTCCAGCAACTCCAGCGGGTCCTTGAGCGCCTTTGTCTCCTTTATCACCTTTAGCACCTTGCGGACCTATCAGTTTAGAGACAGTAGAGACCTGAGCATCAATTTCAGACAGTTTCTTGTCTAAAACAACACCCAACGTCTCTACTTTTGTCTCAACAGAGACATCAGCTAAGGTTATGTCGGTTAATTTCATTGATTAGAGGTAAACTGTGCTTTAAAATTGTTGTCTGCTGTATCTTTTTTCTTTTTTGCTTCTGTTTGAAGCTCAACAACCTTGAGATTTTGATTAATTTCTTTCTCTTTGAGCATCAATTCAGCAATTTTAACACGATTTTGGAAGTCTTTGGATTCGTTTTGACTATCTAAATTATTAGTTAATGAACCTACCATCTTTGCTTTTAACTCTTCAGGCAATAATTGAGTTTCAACCATTGTCTTTTGAGCTTCGGCAGAGTCACGCTGAGCTTTTGCTTGTAATGACGCAGTAGTTGCTTGTGCTTGTTGCATTTGCAACTGTGCAGCCATCTGAGCTTGTTGTTGCTGTTGTGGGTCTGGTTGACTCATCTTCTCTAAAGCAGCTTCCATTTCAGCACGATTAGACAAACTAGAGTTTGCAATAATTCCTTTGAGGATAACAGGCAACACAGGCGTATTAGGTCCTAGTGTTTGTAATAAGCCAATAAGCTGTTGTTGTTCGTATTCACGAGCCATGATACCCAATGTAGCGGTAGGGATGAACTTCATGTCTACAGAAGGATAACGCTCAGGGTCAAATTGCATATAACGAAAAGCTACCTTCTTAATCAACGGAACCATGAAGTCTTCTTGGAAGTTTGTCAAGGTACGTTTGTACTTCTTAATAATTCCAGCCATTGCCATTGACATACCAGCACCTGAAGCATCACGAGAAGCCTGTGTTACAACACCTTGACTATCCAAAGTACCAGTTGCCATCAAGAGCATACGCTCAAACTCTTTAGAGGTATTAAAGCTCTCAGGAGATGTTTGACCAAACTTGAATGGGAATAGAATTTCAGCAGGATTGCCATTGGTAAGAATTGCTTTACCGGGTTTAACTTCAAACTTAGCACCACGAGGTAAACGAGTAGCGTCCATAGCAATCATCGGAGCTGTAGTCAATGCCAAGCTATCTAGGTGGCTACGAAGCTGTGCATCGATAGCCTTTTGCATATTGTAGGCTTTTTCTACTGTACCACGACCCCAGAAACGACCCGGAACTGTGTCATCCTGATAAGCCACTACAGGTCGGTCTTTCATCATGTAAGGAGACTTCTCTGCCTTGAGCAATAGACCATCATTACCAATGACCACAATAGCTTCTACGAGGTCGCTGTAGGTGTCAGCGGTACTGTCTTCAGGGAATAGGTCAACTACTTCTGAATCTTCGTTCTCAAGCTGTTCTATGTACTCTCTAGGGACTAATCCGTAGTAAGTGAGAATCTTTACTTTGTCGTCTTGGAATTGGATAACTTCTTGGGTTACTTCTAAGTCGTCATCATTACCAGCAGGTCCAATGTCTACCTTACGATAGATACCTTTTTCCATGTTCTCCACAACTTGGTGGATAGACACAAACTTCTCAATAGCGCAACCCATCGCATCATCAATGGATGTAGCGTTAGGGTCAATCAAGAAGTTCTTAGGATTTACTGGAATGGTTGGAACACAGAAGTATTCTCTTTCTCTCACTCCGTAAGCAGCCTGAGTAGAACCCGGAACTGGCATTGTTGCTGGGATATATTCTTTTTTCTTCTTAACCAGAATCTCGCCGATACCAGTGCCATAAATCTCAGCCATCAGTTCAATCTGGTCAACTGCTTTACGAATCTTCTCTTTTTCTAAATCTTCACGCAAGAGATTACGCATTGCTTCGACATCCATTGGATTGCCGTTCATGTCCTTAACATCGTCTTCAATGTCAAAGAACTCGCCATTACCAAAAATAGCTTCCATGATTTCAGCGTGACGAGTCTCAACAGCTTGCTGCGTAGCAGGGCTGATTAAACGACTACGCTCTGAATCACGAGTCTTGTCTTCAGAAGCCCAGATGCCACGGAAGATACGCTCGTATTCTAACCAGTCTTCTAAATAGTTCTGGTCACGATAATCTCTCCAGCGGTCAGTGTGGGAGATAACAAAAGAAACCAGTTCTTTATCAGACTCAGTAGGTTCTTCCCACTTTGCGCCTTCGTTATTGTCTTGCATCTTAGCCATTGTATTCCTTAGTCTTCGGTGGAGTCTTTAAACGGATTTTCATACTCATCGTTTTGTTGCATTGCTTTCATACGTTCATCGTCGATTGGACCACCCATCTCTTGCTCGTCACACGTACGAACAGGTGAGCAGGTTATATCGAACTTAGTACAGTAAGCAACGGGGTGTGATTCAATATCAGCCCATTTAGGTTTGAGAGGAAGCTGTGAAGCCTTGAGTTCGTAAGCTGGACCATTTGCGATACAGTCTTCGATTTGAGTTGTATTAACATAATGTTCACAGTTTGCACAGAGTCGTCCACGAGCATCTCCTTCAGAGCAACCCCAACGTAGTGCCTTAGTCCTCCAGAACTCTTCGTTCGGCTGTCTTGGGTCTGCAGGACCTAAACCATGAAACTCAATGGTGGTTAAATGGTTCTTTACATTCAGTTTATTGTTCTGAAGTGGTAAAGGGCAATTATCTAGTAAAGACATATCCATATTAGTATCCCGAGATTACATCAAGTGCTGACCAATCATCATCAGCGTCATCAAACATTGGTGTAGTAATTGCTATCTGCTCGATATAAGACAAAGCATCCACTGTGTCATCATGCACTCCAGCAGTGGGGAACATCAGCAACTCATCAACCAACACATCAAAGTCACCTTCAGCATTAAGGGTAATCCTGCCATGCTCGAAAGGACCTTGCAAAGCCCAAACCACTCTATCTTGTTTCTTACGATTACCATGAGTCAAGTCGTGGATATGAGCGTAACAGTTATGCCTACGCATCGCTTCAGACAAAGGACCCATCACCGCTTGTTTAGCGATTCCTCGCTCAATTCCAACTGCTAGTGGTCGATAGTGCTCAATATTCTTAAGAATCCTCAGAGCAGTCTCTTCGGTAGTCCAACGACCTAATTCAATCTTATCGACAAACCAAGCACCATCATCAGTGACTTTAACACAGGCAATAGCGGATTTGTCTAAACGCTTATTACTATTCTTCTTACCAATCTCTTCAAAGCCTGATAAGTCAACTGCCATGTACCAACTGCCATGGTCTGGTTCTTCACCAAACTTAATCCACTCTTCTTTAAACAAACCTGAACCAGCGTTGTTAAAGGAAGACATATATTCCTGATTAAAAGCAAAGGAGCTTAGTGTCCTCTTAGCAGCTTCAATCTCTTTAGGGTCAATCGTTTCATTATCTGCTGTGGTAAAGTGCCAAGACTTCCAATCCTCATCAGTTCCGTCTTGACCTAGCTTAAACCACTCATAGAAGTGATTACGACCTGAAGGAGTAGAAATAAACATTGCTCTACCTTTTTTATCTGACAACGCAGCACGAAGTACTCGTTCCCAAATCTCAGGTTTAATAAAAGCCACCTCGTCCATTACCAGATATGTCAAAGACACACCACGCAAAGAATCTTGGTTATCAGCACCTCTGACTAATATCTTACGACCATTAATCAGAGTAATTTCTAAGTTGTTAATGTGAGCAGACTTAATAATCGGTCTACCTAAATCCATTAACAAATCCCACATAATGGTTCTAGCTTGTCCCAATGTTGGTGCAACATACATTACACTAGAACCTTCAGGACAATTAATACCTTCAATCAACAAAGTGACTGCAGATAATCTGGATTTACCACAACGACGACCAGCAGCAATGACTTTAAACCTTGTAGGGTCTTTAAATACTTCTTTTTGCCAATTCAATAGGCTAAAGTTCAGTTCAGCCATTATTCAATATTCACATCAGTAATATCGTTGTCAATGACCTCTGCAGCTTCTACAGTGGGACTATTGATACCAGTAATGTTAATACTAATCTGAGGAACTCCACCACCAGTCTTGGCTTCAAAGCTAGACAAAGGTAATAACCTCTCACCGCAGAACTTGAGCATCGCTCCTTGAGCAGGGTGTCCATCTTCTAAGGCAGTCTGAATAATCTTAGTGATTACGCTATCACCTGCAGTGGCTAGTAGTCTAGCTTTAAACTCTGCAATTCTAGCGCCATCGCCACTGCCGGGAGGTCTCCCAATCAATCCGGGCTTCTTCTTCTTTTCAATATCCGACTTCTTTGGACGACCTAACTTTGGTTTACCATTAACCACTTCACGTCGTTTAATCTTTGGACGTTGCTTTTTTTCAGCAACGACTACCACTTCGTTAGAAGACACATCATCATCCACAGTCTTTTATCCTTTTAGGAAGACAAACATTAAATTTTTTCAAAGCCCTACTAATACTATAGAGTGCTGTCGGGTTCACAGGGACTGAATTGCGCTATTAGCTAAGAGGGGAACTAACTATCGTTTATCGTTCCCCATGCTACAGTATTCTATAACTTGTCGTCCCGAAGGGGACTGTCCCGATTCCTTTATAGTGTGCTGTCGTTTGAACTTGTAAGGCGATTTTAGCATACTTTCGTGATTTTGTCAAGCATTATTTTTATATCGTTGTTTACAGTGTGTCTAAGAGGGTCTACGACAGTGCAGAACAGCGGGGCTATGACAGCTATACAGTGCTCCGCAGACCTGCTACGCAGTGAGCAGTTTCCACTGGTTAAGAACTATTCTTCTTTTCTCTAATAATATCATAGACTTAGAGAGATGTCTTCATTATTCTTTTTTGTATACTTTAGAGGCTCCGCCATTATAAATAACATTAGTCTACCCCATCCCCCCTATGTTAGTTAGCACTTACTTACATCAATGATGACTATATTGTCACGTTAGAGGGTAGTTTCTTTGAAGTAGCGTTGTTTCTATACCACAGTGTTGTATTGACACAACAGTAACTATATTGTCACGTTAGAGGGTAGTTTCTTTGAAGTTGTGTTGTTTCTATACCACACCGAGTGTGTGTTGCTATGGTGCAACATATTAGACCTACTTAGGGGAACATAGACCAGTGTTGTATTTATACCACAATAGGGTTTATCCTTATA